AAGCTAACGTCCCCCTCTAGGAGGCCAAAAGCTGAACTGTACAGGTCGGCCCCGTACAGTTGCATTCCGTACTTGGATGCCATTAGTCAGTTGTAACCGTGAGCTTGCCTATTTCCCACCGCGCGATGTCATCGGTGTCGATCGATTTCGGTGTGGTCACCGAATTGTAGCCCAAGAAAGAGCCGCCCGACGCAGCAGACCAAAGACCAAAATGAGTCACAGTTCCCCACGGGGCTGTGGCAGTGGGGTATTGGATTATTCCGGTATTGGACGCCACCGTTGGGTTGTTTCCAGTATTCGCAAAGGTAGCCGCCTGTCGGGCGTAAGAACCGCCAGCGACCTCGCTGGCTCCGGTGTTCCCCGGATTAGCAGTGTGAAGCGACACGAACCGTGCCGCGAGCAGGGCGTTCAGGACGGTGGATTCGCCGGTTGTAGCGAGGGGCATTATCCGAAACTCCTGCGATGGCGCTGAGTTAGCCTCGAGCCACTAGCTTTGCTCAGCTGATGTTCAACGTTGATATCCCCAATCAGCGTATCTGCCTCGCCACTCCACACGGAACTACGCTCATCTTCAATGGCATACATCGAGGCTAGGTGCAGGGTCGTGACGAGAAACACTGTGGGGTATTTCGTAAGAAGCCAAGTGGCGGTGTCGCCGAGCGGCGGGATATCTTGGTAATAGGAAATCTCGACTTGGGCTGCGGTTCCGCCCACCCCGGTGATGATATAGTTCCCAGTCATCGTGTAGATTTTCGGCTGGTCCGCAGCGTAATCGGGGTTGTAAAAATCATCGCGCGGAACGTAGCGCAGCGGCACTCCTCCGATTATCCGAACGAAGTCCATCGCGCGCCAGTCAGCCGGAAGCAAATAGCGCTGATCGATGAGGGTTCCCACATCGATCTGAATCATGTCTTTGCAGCGCAGTTCCTTAGAGAGCTTCTCCTCGGCCATGCGAATCCACGACGTAACCACCGTATCGGAGTATACGTCTGAACCGAGGTTAAGCCATCCCCGGATTACATTGCACTGATCGGTGAGGGCGGTCATTAAACACGTCCCGGCCAGATTCTAAACGCTGCATTATCCGGGTCGTTCAACCACCGTTTCCAGTCGTTGTCGTCCCATTGCTCGCGAATAGCCTGTTCCGCGACGGTCATTGGAACCCCGCGTGCCAACAGCTTGTTGGTACCTCTGCGCGGGTGCAATTCCCTGACGATCTTATTGTTCTCGATCGCCTGCGTTAAGTCTACTTCAGTCTTTACAGTGAGCTTGGACGGATCGTCGTCGTCCCAAATAGCAGTTCGACGCACCCCGTCCGCGTCTCGGTATACGTGCTTATGTTCCGCCACCGTAGCATACACTCCCATACGCTGTCAAGTAGGCAGCCTGCCGAGTAAATACAGTACGAGCAGGATCACCAAAATGACACCGATTACACCGCTCGGCCCATAACCCCACTGGCTGGCATATGACCATGTCGGCAGACCGCCAATGACCATCAGGATCAAGATTATGATTAAGACTGTCCACAGCATTACAGGTACCTCTCTACCTCGTCCCGGAAATCCGCGTCAGCCTGTTGAAGGCTCAAACCGGGGTCCCACGGAAGCTTACACGGATCCCACTTACCCTCTTGAACGATACCCAGATTCGCCTGAACGCACCCGTGACCCATCACGTGAGTTTTGTCGAGCGGTATTCCATATTTACGGATCAAATCAGCGACGACGTGAGCCATCGTCTCCCACTGTTCCTGGATCATCGGGTATTTCCCAGAACTGAACGGGCTTTCGACGGCTCCTGCCATGCAACACACGGCAACTCCGATCGATTTCGTGTTGCAACCTTTAGTGTGAGCGGCATAGCCATCGGCATCGGAAGTGCTGACGTTGGCCTTGATCGAGTACTTGCCCCGAACTAGCCTGCCGTCGCCCTCGATAAGAATGTGATAATGCTCCCTATCGTTCTCCGAAGCGGTGTGGGCTCCAGCCGTCCAATGGACAATAATCTTGTCCATATGACAGTCCGGCATCCAGTCTTCCGGAACAATATATTCTAATTCGTCGGGAGGAACAATGTAGCCCTCTTGGTAGACCTCGATGTCCCTCTTGCTGTCTGCCCACGCCATCGACGCGTTGGCAGTCTCAGCGCCCCAATAACCGTCTGCCCCATATTTCGGCAGACCAAATCCAGCATTCATGAGGGACTGTTGGTAGCCTTTGAAGGACATCTTGGTCATAGAAACCTCACGGCGAAGGAGTAGGAACGCGATATCCGAGAATGGAGCAAGCCGCATGCAAGTTGCCCGCTCCAGCTGCCGGAACTTGGATCACGACAGCCGTGTTGGCTGCCGAAGCAGGCCACCCTGAGGGCACCGAAAGGGTAGCATACCAATCGAGGTTCCCCGAAATGATGGGGACGGTCACCGGGAGAACTATCGAACCCCCGAGCAGCCCCGTCACTGTGCCTACAATCGATGAACTGGCAGTTGCCCCAGTTCCTCGGCACTGCGCGAACACCACGTAGTTCAGATACCCCGGAACAGCCGGAATGGATGTCTGAACAGCAGCGTTAGCGGAGTCTGTAGACGCATTAGCAACGGGCACCGCCGAATTGATGCCCGCATAACCGGCCGCGAGCGCGGGGAACCCCCACGCGAGGGCCGCTAGGAATACAAGAGACCGTTTCATTTGTACCTCTATGGACGGTAAGTGAAGCCCCGCGACATGTTCTTGATCGGTGACTTCTTCTTCTTTTTCTTCCCCGCGCGCGCGGGGAGCTTTCCCGGCTTGTCGCTCGCGACGAATTCCTTGGCAACCTTTACGGGGATGCCAATATTTCCCTTGCCCGAAGCGGCGGCGTACATTGCCTTCCGCTGCTGTTGTGATTCCATCGGCATGACAACCTCCTAAAAATGGGGCAGCGCTGATGACCGGCTTTAGCGGAACGCTGCCCCGAGTTAGCCTTGGGAGGCTTAGGTTATAACGGCACCCTGCTTGACGCCGTTAAACATGATGTGGGCGAGGGAGTTGCGCATTTCGACGCCCCACTCGGCCAGAATCAGGCGGGTCTCCGCGTCACCGATCTTGGCGATCTGCAGCTGCCGGAAGTTCCGGAAGTAGCCAACCGCGACATAATCGGCATCGAGGATGTACGACACGTCAGCCGGAAGCCAGAGGGACGGCATCACTTTGATCCGACCAAAGTCGGTAGCAATGATGTCGACCGTGGCAACCACCTCAGTCTTGCCGACGAGCACCTGCGAAATACCGCGACCCTCGAAAGTGGAGACCGTCCGCTTGATAGCGGGGGTCACAACCATCTGGTCGGGCCTTGCGCCGTTGGTGTATGCCTTCTGCATGGCATCGCCCACCATCACTTCGGTGAACGGAACCTGAGAAGCACCCGCAACCGGAGGAAACGCTCCGGTGGCGGTCGTCGGAAGACCAGTAACAACGCCGATAACCGCTCCACCGACTGCGGCGGCTTTGTCAGTGGCCCTTCCGAGCCAGTGACCGATTGCCTCCGTCTTGCGGGGATTGGTCGCCTGAGGCGCGTCGCCATCGTCGCGAGCCTGCCGCGAGGACAGAATCGTCTCGATGTCCGACTTGAGCACCTTGGAGGCCATCGCCATTTGGTGGCCCATTTCGGAGCCCTTACCGGCCGCGTCAGAGGCTTCCTGTGAGCCCGAAACGGTCGCGTCGCGCTTCGAAATCTGAGCCACGTTGTTCACTCGCACGGTGGGCTGCGCGGGCGAACGGGCGAGCTCGAAACCTTCGAGCTGGGCGTTATTGGGGTCTACGACCGGCAGAAACTCGGTCTGCCAATCGAAGGTCCGGTTCTTGACGTTCCTGCGACGCGCCATCGAAAGGATGGGAGTGTCGAAAGGGTCGATGTTGTAGATGGAATTCGACAGGTCTTCCCTGTTCGCCTTCGCATCATAGGTAGTAAAAGCATTTGTGACCTTAGCCACGGTGTTCTCCTATGTTCATGTGGTGACATGAGGTTTAGGAACACAGAGAACACAGCCGCCCTTGCTAGGATCGGACAGCCGCTATTCCTGCCGTGTAATCCGCCCGTCGCTTCTGCGAGCCTCCGGGCTTGCCTAAAGTCTCGGCGTTTTAGCCATCTCTCCTAATGATGTTATCGAAGACTAACGCCGCGTCTTCGATTTTCCCAGTTTGGTTCAACCGCTTCATTGCGGTTGACAGGCCCTTCTGGGCGGGCCTTGCACGGGCGGAACCTCCACCCGAAGGCACCGGACGCTTGCCCTTCAAGTTCACGACGGGCTTTGGTCTCGATGCCATCATTCTGTCATATTTCGATGCCTTCAAGAGTACTTGAAGCATTCTGCTGTCGTAGACCTGCGAAATCTCATCCTCCGAAAAGCCCTGAGAGAGCGCCGTGCGGCGCATCGCCTGCAAGTCTTTCGTCTTCTTCTTGGGGTCGGCTGCCCATTGCTTGGCGTTGATTGAATCGAATCGGCGAGCTTCTTCTTGAGCATAAGCGCTCGTCTGGCGCGCCGCGCTCTCCTCCTGCTTCTTCGAAGCCTCAGCCAGCTTACCACTGAGTTCGGCCTTAAACCCCCGTACCTGATCATAGTACTTCTGAATCTCCCGCGCGCGGGTCGGGTTTTTCTTGAATTCTTCATCCCAATTCGGCTCAGGGGGGACCAACGCATTCAGGTGCGCCTCGATCTCCTTGCCGAGTTGCATGGTGTATTCGTAATTGCTGACGGCATCCGCAGCGACCCTCTGAACGATCTCCTTGGCCTCTTGGACCTCGTTCATGCGCTTATGGAAGGTCTGGGTACGAACATACCCTTCGAGAGCTTCTTTGAGGGTTACGGACTGTTCCTGCCCGTCGACGACGACTTCGACTTCCTGCGCTAAGAAATCGGCGTCTCCCTCTGCTTCCTCTTCTCCTTCCTCTTCTCCTTCATCAGCGTCGTCTGTATCTTCCTCACCATCTGCTGCTTCTTCATCCGGTTCATCTTCAGTCGTGCGGACTTCCGGATCGTCAGCATCGTCGCCGCCACCTTGCGCCGGAGAATCCTCGTCAGTTTCCAATTCACCGACGCGCTCAAACATGCGCTCAGGAGGCCCCTCCTGACGATTCGTCTGGCCAGAAGACTTGCTCGGAATGCTAGTCTTGGCGTCTGTATCGAATGAGGCAGCGGCCTCGTCGATTCCCTCTCCGCTCACGAAGTGCTCCTTCTGCGGTGTACCCGCATTTGTCTCTCGGTAATCATCGACTGTAACTCAGACTTAAAGTCGACCAACATCTTCATTCCAGCCTGCGCCGAAAGCGCCTCCGGACTCCCCACGCCCGACGCGATTAGTTCCTCCACGTACTTCTGGTGGAGGTTGTTGATGGCCTCCGAAATGATGGGGTCATTCAAGATGGCCGTCGCTGAGGCGGCCTTCTCGTCGACCTCGAAATCACTCAGGGGGCGCGTTGGCTTCAGCATTCGCGTTCATCATTTCGTTGTTGGCGGAGGCCGTCTCGTTTTGGACCCGTTGAGCTTCGTTGGCAGCCTCTTCGTCAGCCCGTTGCATCTCATCGGCTTGGTTGGCAGCCGTCAGCGCCTGTTCGTTAACGTCGTACTGATATTCGCCCTCGATCTTGGCGGCGTCCAGAATACCATCGACCGTAAGCTTGTCGCGCCGGAAGTCGTCGTCGACCCGCAGCTTGCGATCTTCCCGATCTGCCTTGGCGATAGCCTCGGACGCCTTCTGTCTGGTCTTCTCCATCTCCGCCTGAGCCAGCACCATTGACGGGTCGGGCTCTTTCGGGGTCGCGGCGATCTGCGCGACGATTTCGGGAGTGATCACCTTGAAGTAGCGATCGACGTTCTTGATGTTCCCGATTGCCAGCATGTCGGTGAGAGTATTTCGGAACTCGATTGGCCCGCAGAGCGGATTATCGGGGCCGAACTTCTCCATCGCCATCATCTGGGTCTGCTTGATATCCTGCAAGACCATCAACCGGGTCGTATCGGAACCCTTGCCAAGCGTCGGGTTCACCGAAATCTTCATAGTGGGATCGTAGGTGCTCGGATCGACCTTCGTCCACTTCCCACGAAGTTGGATAGAGCGCTGTTGATTCGGGCTGTTCACACATTCGCGGAGCAGCCCCCGAAACAGCTGGGTCATCCCAGTTTCGGCGAGTATGCGAGCGCATAGTTCGATGCGTTCCTGAGCCCCCGAAATGATAGTGTCCACCCCGGAGGTCGCCGTCGACTGCAGAGCTTTCGGATCGAGGCCCTTGGAAGCGTCGTTGATGCCCGTCCGTTGCTGGCGGAGGGTCTCCATCACTTCGAACATCTGGAAGACGGGCTGGCCCACGAACAGATGGGTGAGCGATTGCACCGTCGAAGCGGGATCGCCCTTCGTGCGGATCGCCGCGCCGATCTCGTCGTTCAGCACGTCTTCGGCGTTCACGAGAGACTCGTTGAATACCGTACGAGGCCAAATCGACTGAGCTAGGGAATCCAAGGCTCCCCGCAGCATGTTCGTCTTGATGCCCTGAATGTCCTTTACCAGCTCAGCGGGCGTGTCCCCGATTAGCGTGTGGGGTTCCGGATCGGGGCACCACACGGCGTAATTAGCGTATTGTACCACCTCGTCGTGGATGATATCGTGGTTATCCCCGACGGTGTGAATTTCGCGGAGCTCGGCTATTCCGTCCCCGTCCTTGTCGATCCGGATGTAGTAACAGCCGTAGCGGATGTCCAAGTTGGATTGTACGCTCGTCTCATCGATACCAGCATTTCTGAACTGCCGATCGGTACTATAGGTGGAAGTGGCCCCGAGGTACGGCTCCAGCTCCTCCATCGAATAACCGGCCTGGATCAGCTCCGAAACCTGAGTAACTCGGTCGTGGCCGATCAGGATCGAACCCTCGACGGTCTTCGCGCGCCGATCCACCCGGAACTCGTCCAGAGGCACCGATTCGATCCTGATCATCGGCTTCGATTTGACGAAGCGAATGACGACCTTCTCGTACATCTGTTGGGGAGGTGGCGTCGGGCCAGCTTGGGACTCCGGAGCCGCGCCGCTCATCGGTCCCGAGGGTCCGCCAAGTGAAGGACCCGACGCCATGCCACCATAACCACCGCTCTGGCTCTGGGCAGAGAGATCGCTCGGCGGCATCTCTGGAGTTGGCGGAAGGCCCTCCGGCGCTTGGGCACCACCAGAGGCCATACCGGAAAGGGATTCGGGTTGACCTGAGGAGTTCGTGGAGGCGTCCGAAGGACCTTCCATAGGAGGCGGCTGGTCAGAAGGAACCGCCTCGACGATTTGAACTGTCGGGTTCTCGTACTGGAGAACCATCAACTGCTCATCGGTGATATTGTTATATTCCTGCTCGGTGACCTCTTCGTTCGTCTCGGTCCACCATTTCACTACGCCGCACTTGCAGCGCAGAGCGTCCTTAATGATGTCGTGGAGAATCAGGAAGCCCGGATTGTCCATCCAGAAGACGTACTGAAGATAGTCCGTGCACTGCTTCGCGGCTTCTTCCTGACCCTCGTAGTTCGGCTGACAATTCACGACGTGCTCGGCCGACGTGAAGATGCGAATTAAGGAGGGAAGTATCGCCATGACGGTATCGCGGAAGTCCGTCGAAACCACCGTGGAAGTCCCTTCCCCCTCCGGGGCGGGAACGTTGCCATAGAAAAACTCGAGATTCTCCTCGCGGTCGGGGGCGAGGGTAGTTTCCTCGAAGCTGTGCGAATCGTCGATAATCGAGCGGACTAAATAGGCGTAGTATTCGTCCTCTTCCGTCGCCGGAGCCCCACCGGGTCGTTGTGACGCGCCGAAAGCACCCACGACCCCGTTATCGAACATACGTTCGGTGGGCCTATCGGCGTATTTGTCGATCGGCGGGGGTAGTGGCGATGGCGTAACTACGTTCATCTATGTTCCCCGTAGCCGGATGGGCCGAAGACGACGCGCTAGAATACCTGGAATAGGGATTTCGCCCTTCGGGGATGGTTTTCCCTGCGTCGGGTTAATCTTGTTGCTGCGATCGTATATGAACTTGTCTTTGCTGCTCTCCTCGGAGAACCCCGAATCATCGAAACGGGGATCATCCTGGATAGTCCGACGCTTGCGAATGGGTGCTTTCATAGCCGGTGTCCTATTCGCGGGACCGAATGCATGCGTCTCAGGTTACGCCGAAGAGGCCCGTTCAGCGGGATAACATTGCTGACCCCGCCTAGGTACGAAGCTATGTGGTTCAGGGCTATGCTGCCGACCCGGAATGCGTCGGCCGCGTGCGACGCCCAATTATGTAGTGGTTGCCCCTTTGGCGTCTTGTGATAGTTCTTGAGCGCCGAGAGTCCGGGTTCAGTTCTAACTCGATCGAACCAGCACATCCGGAGGGTGCTTCGGGCGGCAGTGATACCGTCTTCAACAGAATGCCCAGGACACACGAATATGCTTCCCAGGAGCGCCAGGAGTACCTCGTATCGGCTTTTTCCCGTGCCCAGTTCACGCGCCATGATGTCGTGGGGTAAAACGTGCACCGCGTAGAAATAGGGCTTTGCCTTGATCTGCGTCGCGTACCATTCGAGGCCCTTACCCGTATTTTGGAGGGTGTCGATGACATGTAACTCTCTCCCGACACGCTGCCAGAACCAAATGAACATCTCGTCGTCGATACCCAAGTCCCACGACGTGAACACTGGCGCGTTTGGATCGTACGGCACCCCCGCTACTTGCCCCGCGATGGTAATTTCGTTAATCACCTCCCCGTAATACGAACCCTCGATCGGCGCATCGAAACTGCACATCATTTCACGAGCAAACTCGTCGCTCGTCATG